AATCGTTTTTAGCCGTATAGGTTACAGTAGTGCCGAGAGTATCAATAATCGCTAGCGTTCCGTCGTTTGTTGAGGGCGTTGCGGCAAATGTAAATGTTGATGTTGCGGCAGGCCCCCCTGAGCCTGATTCGAACAAGAACATCGCATATGCGCCGCCGGCGCTGGTGGCCACAGTGCCTGTAACTTCATTATCGGTCTTCCAGCCTGCAAGAGCAGCGCTGGTGCCATCATTTGTTGAAATCTGCTGTCCCAAAAGGCGAACGTATGTAAGAGGAGCAGCATTCGACTGTAAGAACGCTTTGGCGGCATAGGTGCCGTACATCGGTGATTGATAGTTTCCGTTGCGGTAAATATCGCCGCCGGCCATTCCTGGTGCTGTTTCGCCAAACATCTCGACAAAATCGCTGTAGGATTCAATCTTAATTGGCTGCATTGCCATTCCTTTGCGCGAGCGGCCGACAACAACAGGTCCGATGGCATCTGGTTGCGTGGGCAGAAAGGAGTTGTCAATCTCATTGATAAACACTCCGGGAGATACAAACTTAAAGTTCTTTACTGACATCGTATTAGGTTCCTCTTTAGTAATGTAGTATTAATTGGTGGACAATCATCAATAAATAGTTTATGCAACTTCAAAAGTCTTGAAGAGAATAAATAATTTTAGCTTCAGTTCAGGAACTAATCTTCGATTAAGGCCGGATCACCCGGAAGTGGCACTGTTTCCCTCGGAAACGTTATTTCAACAGTGTTTTCCTCGATTTTAACAAGAGGGCGCTCATCATTTTCGCCTTCACCGATTAAATATCCTAATACTTTTATTGTTATATCAGTAGAAAACATCCTAGCTTCATCTGCTAAGTTCGACATATTGTTGTTGTGTGAAAAATCCTGCTGTATGAAGGCTTCGTATAGGTGGCCATTCCTTTTTATCGTAAATGCGTTGATCTGGCCCGTTCTGCTTATAAATGGCGCGAGAAGTTCGTTCATTTGTTGTTGATATTCCGTTTTGATCACAATTTTATAATCTATATTAATGTACACTGGGATCGGGACCGATAATGTCTGAATCACAATCTTCTTATTAGTGCGCGGAAAATATTTTTGATGTTCTTTTTCTTTTGGTAGCATTCTCATTGAATCCGCAACTGCAAAATTGCGAGTTTTATCTTCTACAATCCTTTTGGCGATCACCATACGACCTGTACGGCCGTCTCCATCTCCTGAATATAGATGTGCCTGAAATGCTCCTTTTCTGGTCGGATCTTTAACGACTCCGACTCTTTCTATGCTGGTCAAGGGCAATTTAAGAGCCCCCGCTTCATCGCGCAATTCTTTTTTATTTTTTAACTGAAAAGCTCGTTCGGGAGTTTGCCACAATACTGGCACACTAATATACCCCTCGTTTGTTTTAGTAGAGAGCTTTAAATCTTCTTTCATCCACGAAACAATCGCATAATCAATGTTTTCCAACGTAGATGCCAGCATTCCAATTTCCTGTAGCCCTATAGCTCCAGTTAACGGTAAATCTGGCAACATCGCGAAATTAAAATTATCAGGTAGCATCGAATAGCCCCTTTCTTGCTCTCTTACAGGTGGCCGCGATCTCAAATTCGTGGCTAGCCTGCCCAAACAATAGTTTTGGCTCACCTGTGTTAACTATCTCATAATAATGATTGTTATATAAAATAAAATCTCCTTCACGGACAAACAGATCCTGGTCTTCGGTTAATCTTCTTCGATGAAAGTGAACCAAAATTTCCCACTGTCGATCAACGCCAGCGCTTTCTAAATAATCTGTTGCTTCTGTCTTCCACTCCACCAGCGCATAAACCCTAACTGGCGGCAAATATGTCTTTTCGACCGCTTCCCCATAAAGATCGTGAAAATTGGTTCTTTCCATATCAATAGAATAATAAAGAACTTGTTGGCCGATGACCTTCTCGATAAGCTCATCATTAACTTGCTTGACAAGATCGCGCTCTTTCTTACCTAAGAAAAGTGGCGGGGGTGGTTGTTCGGGTCTTTTCCATTCATTTCCCATCTATTTACCCCACAAATATCGGCAACGGTGATTTGCTAAATGTGGTAGCTGCTGCCTCTGCCTTTTCGCTATCTTTCTTGACCAGTTCGGAATATTCCATCTCTTTGAGCGTTTCCATTAACTTATCTTTAAGTTGCTGCTGTTCTTCCTTTGCTTGTGATAAAAGCTCGGAATGATTTAAAGTAACGCTTTCACCGGGAATTGGTATTTGAGCAAATTTACCTCTGACCTGACCTAACATCTCTTTACACAAAGCCAAACAATATTTTCTAATCCACTGTTTTCCTATTGAATTAATATTTGCATAGGGTACATTATCATATGGCAGCGTATTCATGTTGTTCACTCCAGTGACACCATCTTCATACCCGCTATCATCTGCAATTGAGTCTGTTTCAATATAAAACTTAAACCATATTCGATCTTGTTCGTCAAATCCCCAATAACTCGGGGTAGGAAATAGTCTAAGTTTGTTATTTTTTAATTCATACGCATAATGAGACGTTCTTGTATAAATTGAATCCTCATACATTATAGCCTGCATTTTATTCTGCCATGTCGGGATGATCTCAAAAGTGGAGTCATCCGCAAACTGTCCATACGTTGAATAGTTTCCGACAACACCGACACCGCCATAATACCCGTAAAATCTCCACATAGCGCGTGGAGACCTAAAGTATACCTGTGTGACGTATATTCTCTTGCTCCCTACCTTGCCGCTGTATGGCACGGAGCCACCCCCGTCATCTGAGCCGGAAGAAGATGCTTTCTCGACTATATCTTGAAGGTCATAATCTTGTCCATCAGTCACAGGCTTGAATGAAGCTGAAAAAACCGTGCTCGTTCCTCCAAATCCAGCCATCGTGGCCAACCCATCGCCAACTTTTTTCGCGTAGGAAGCTTGAAATCTCGGATATCTCAGGCTAGCGCTAGCGGGGCCCGTCTTGAGGTTGCCTAGGTGATCAAAAGTCCCTGTAGTGTCTCCCAGGGCATCTGAAAGAGCATTCTTACTCTGGTGTAGGTTGACGATATACGAATATTCAAGCACAGCTTCTTCGTATGCCGCATATACATTCGACGGAGTAAGTTCAATATCAATAACATCGCCACCGAGCTTCTTATAAACATAAGCTACTTGCATAGAGGCGCCACTAATAAAATCAGCAGAGGCGGTATAGATACCAAACGGAACAGCACCCGTTACGTCAGACACGCTGCCCGTTTTTGTTAATATTATTGCGCTAACTTGAGATTTTGGACTAAGATTTGTCGGCACGCAAGAGCCCTCCTAAGAATAAATAGTTTCAAAAATGCAAAGCTCAACCATATGTTAAGCATCGCTTCAATTAAGCGGCAAATTCGTTATTTTTTCTTAGAAATCGTTGTTTTACGTGTATTTCTTTTTCTTGTGGTTTTTTTGGCGGGTGTGTGTACCGGGGCGGTCGACACCACCTCCTTTACCACCGCTTCAGAAGTAACCTCATGGGCGATTGCCTCTACCAAGTTCTCTTCAGCAATCTCATGGGCGACTGTCTCTACCAAGTTCTCTTCAGCGATCTCTGTNACCGTATTTTCCACGATCACTTCCGCCTCCTGATGGTGGCGGCCGGCCGCGGCTTTCTTTCTCAACATTAATCTTCTACGAGGGTTCATAGCAGTTTCTCCTTTAAAATAAGTAGTTTTAAAATACCAAAAACGAAAATCTCAAAAACTTACTGGGAAAAAAATTGACAGATCGACCTTCTTCGGTTTTAGCCTCGAAAGAAAAACCCCCTCCGAAGAGGGGGCAAAATAAATAAAATATTTTTAAGGTTCAATTAGCTTCGGTTATTCAGCGGCTAAGGTAATTCCCTCAGCGAGTCGCGACATTCCAGTGATAAAGTAATTTGTTCCATCACAGAAAAGACGTGCCCAGTCACCCTGAACAGCGCTTGTTGTGAAAACCAACACCTCTGTCGGAATAGCGGTTGCAGGCATCAACTGTGGCGTTGCATTATCTGCGCCTGTGCGGACGTGACCTAAAATCAAGTCAGTACCAGGGGCCGTGATAGTTGTTGCGGCAGTGTTATCGTTTACCCAAAACTCACAACTCCATCCGGAGCCGGCCGCGGCTACGGTCGGCAAAGTGACAGCTGCAGTAGCCGTCCCAATTGTAAACCGTTTTCCGCCGTCTGCAACTGTCAAAGTTTTATTTGCCGTAATTGCTTCCACAACGCCATGTCGTGCGTTCATAGCATTTGCATTTTTATTGATCAAGCTTCGAATTCGAGCGTGACCTATTCTTTTTGTTCCCATAATTTAAAACCCTCCATTTATGTGTTTATAATTTAGGCGAGACAAAA